TGCGCAATACTTTCAGGTGTCCAGCATCTGATAGTCGTTGAATGTGAACGGGGACTCGATCTGCCCGAGCTTGGCGGCCTCCCAGTCCGCGAGCGTCAGGTCGTCAAAGCTGACACCCATGAGCGCGATGCGCTGGTTGTTCGGGTTATCGGGGTCGTCCAGATTGCTGATGATCGTGTGGCGCAGGTCCTTGCCGGTCTTGAGCGCCTCGCCCTCCAGCTCAATGAGGCGGGAAGTCACGTTGTAGATGCGGATGGAGCCGGTACCCTTGGTGGATACGAGCTTGCTGTCCTCCATCATGGCGCGGCAGCGAGGAACGCTCTCCTTGGTCTTGCTGATCTTAGCCTGGCAGCCGTAGCACTCGGCGACCTGTTCGCCGTCGATCCACAGGCTGCCCCATGTGCCGCTGCGTACCAGCGCGGCGTCAATAGCTTCACTCATGTGTGTTTCCTCCTATCAGGCTGCAATGACGCTTGGGGAGACCTCGAAAACAATGGCGAAGTCTTCCATGGCGTCCATGATGTTACCGTAGAGCTTCAAAAACACCTTGCTGCCGGTGTTCTCCTTGATGACCTCATTGTCGCTGAGCTTCTTGATGCGCTCCGCCTCGGTGGCATCGTCGCCGGCGGCGGTGATGAGATACTTGCGCGTCGCGTCGGCGTCGAGCACCGCGCCGGACGAGCCGCTCTCCAGCACCTTGGAGTCCTCCAGACTCTTGAGGTAGTCCTGCATCGCCAGCAGCAGGACACATTTGTCATCGTAGGTGTTGGCGCACTTGCCGAAATAGTCGTCCTCGACGCTCGAGACGGCATAGTAGCGGATCAGGTCGATGGCCGCGGTCATCTTGATCTTCTTGAGCGCCTCGGGTTCCGTGTCGCCGATCGTGACCTTGCTGGTCACGGCGCGGCTCAGCTTGCGCACGCGGCCGTCGTCGATGATGAAGAGCTTGCCGGCGTCGACCGCTGCGTCGGGGTTCTCGGTCGCCGTCACGCCGGTCACCTCGCTCAGCTGCGCATAGGTCGCGCTGCACTGCGCGGGGGTACCGGCCAGCATACCCGCAATGCGCGAGCAGTAAGCCGCGGCAGAGAAAACCGTCTTGCCGCCGGCGACGATACCGGCAGACACAAAGTTGATGACGCCCTCATAATCCGCCGCAGTGTTGGGCAGTACCGCCTTGCCGATATAGCGCAGCTTGCGGCGCTCCTTGACGAGCGCGGCAAGCGCCGTGGCGTCTTCAGCAGAGATGTCGGGCGGGCCCGCGATGTAGTCATAGGTGTAGGCCGCCAGTGCACCGAAGCCTGCCGCAATCGTTCCGGCCGCCGGCACAACGGAGACGTACACAGCGCTCGGGCGGTTGATGTAGCCCATCAGTGTACGCTTGATGTATGCGATATTGTCCGCGCCGAGCGTCGTCGGGATATCGCTCTCCTGGCAAACGACGTGTACGCCGTTCGCTTTGGCATCGCGCAGGATCAGCGCGACTGCGCCGCGGGAAATGCGGGTGGATACCGTCTCCGCGGCTTTTTTCAGGGTAAAAGTGAGTTCAGGCAGTCCCATACTCATTCGCTCCTTTGATAAATTTCTCCGCCGTTTACCTGCACGGAGATCTGGTAAGAGTCCGCCGCCGGGATCTCCGGTGCGGCCTCTTCATTGCTTTCCATAAATTCAAAATTCAGCAGAATAGCGGCTCTGTCAACGTCCCGCGGCATGCTCTGCAGCTGCGGCAGCAGCCTGCGCGTTCCCACACGCAGGACCTGCATCATAAGCTTCAGGCACGCCGATACATCGTTGTTGAGCCTTGCCCAGCTGATGTCATAGTGCTCGTCGGCCTCATCGTGCAGTGTAAGCCGGATCTGTACATTCCGCTTCGTCATGCGCCGCGTGACCGGCGTGCGGTCGTCGCGCGTGACCTCGAGCCAGAAGGAAGGGCGATCATAGTCCTCCGGGCAGACGTTGATGTAGACGGTGCGCTCAGGCCACTTTTCCAGCAGACGCGCGTTGACGGCGTCCAGAATCTCCGTGCTGTTCATCCGTTCCCCTCCAGGTAGGCCATGGCCTTCTTCTCAATTTCTTGCGCGCCTCTTTCGGCGATCTGCGGCAGCTCAGCGGCTGTCTTGCTGTACATATACTTTCCTTTTACACGATTGGCTTTGAGTTTCTTGCCCATTGCTGGAACATACCGGCCTGGCGTTTGCGCGTGTCCGTTTTCCAGTGCGTTGGTTACATATCCGGCAGCATAACCTCTTAGCTCGGTTTTTGCCTTGGCGCGGACGGCTGCATAGCCTCCGCCGGAACCGACGTGCCGATCCTGCACATTCGCCACATAGCCCTGACCGCCGATGCGGCGGCGCACCGTGGAGAGCATCTCTCGTCCAGCCTCCTCGAAGAACTCGCTGCGCGCCTTCTTCATGGCCTCCGGATAGCCCTCCAGCTTTTTCTGGATCTCTTTCAGCCCGCTGATCTCAACGCTCTGCATTATGCCTCCCAGCTGCGCTCGATCACGTACTCGTTCTTGTATGGGTCAAGGTCGAGCACCTGACGCACGGTGTATGGCGTTTCGTTCCCCTTCTGCACCAGATCTCCGGCACGCAGCACAATGACCTTCGGAGTCACCAGCACGCGCTGCTGCACCTCCGCGCGGTAGACGTCGTCCGCTTCATTGCGGAAGTATTTCTCCGTCAGGATGCCGGGGAATGTGAAGCTCGGAACGCTCACGGCGACCGGACGATTATAGGTGTCGCGTCCCGTCCGGTCCTGCGGCCGCGCCGTCAGCGTCACCGGCTCGCATACGGCCGCACGAATCTCCTGCCGGCTGCGGTCGTCCGACAGCACGATCGACGTCAGAAAGAGAAACTGATCACCCAGCCGCATAGCCCCGTGCAGCGTGAGTAGCCGGTCGGGCCGGATGACGATGCTTGCCCCATGTGCGCCAATGCCGACGCTCGAAAACAGATTGCTGCGCTCGTCAAAGCTCACGCCGCCCCAGCAGACGCGCCGCACCTCCCAGGTATAGGCAGCCTTCTCTTGGTCACTCCGAAGCTCCAGCAGCTCAAGGCGCTGCCGCAGATCATCAGCCAGCAGAGTGCCTTTCTGCGCCATTGCTCATTCCTCCTCAGAGCCGGTACCCGAATCGGATACCGGCTCGCTCAGCTTCAGCTGGTTCATCATGCGGCGAAAAGCGGGATTGTCGGCAACCACCGTGCCGACGAAGCTCACATCGCGCCGGTCGTACATATCGAGCACCAGATAATTGACGCACAGGTCGTACTGTGCCGCGCGCGGGGATCCGATCTCAGGCTCGCGAATGCCTGCGGTCTCCATGTACCCGGTCGCCGCGGTGAAGAAGCCGTCGAGCAGCGCATCGTCATCATCTACACGGCAGTACTCCGCCAGCGCCTTCCGGCGGTCATCCGTCAGACCCATCGGTTATCAGCTGCCGCTCTTCGGCAGCGTTGCCACCACAAAGCCCTTGTCGACGATCAGGTTGCCGCCGATCATCGCGTCGCCCAGGATCGTGAGCATACGCTCCTCACCCTTGATGCTCTTATCCACGCGGACGGTGAAGTCGCCGAACAGGCCGAGCTCGTAGTTGCCCGGGTCGCCGTAGAGCATCGTCTGGATCGCGGCGCTGGCAGACTGCGTCGCACCGGACAGGCTCGTCAGGTCAGGCAGGATCGTGTACGGAATGGACGTGCCGCCGTCCTCAATGATGCCGACATTGGGATTACCCGCATCAGGGCGAACCTTGAATACACGCTCCTTGTCGCCGTTGCGCAGTTTGCCGATGGCTTTCAGGTCTGCCTTGGTCAGGTAAAGGCGCGCGTTCTGGCCTACAGCGTCATCGCTGCCGTAGGCGAAGAACAGATCATCGAGAATGTTCTCATCGATGGCCGTCACATCGACGGAAGTGAAGATCGCGTTGCCCGCCGTGTTCTTAGCGTTCTTGATGCCGTACATGTCGGGCGATGCCTGGCCGTCGCCGTTGGCGATCAGGCCGCAGGCCTTGCGGCGCATCGCACGCAGCGCCATACCGTAGATCTTGTCGTAGTAGCCCGCGGGGCTCAGACGCGAGATGTTGCGGTCAACGTAGCTCGTAGTGTTCAGCTCATAGGGGCTGATCTTGGCCACGCCGAAGGTCGGATCGCTCGAGGCGGTACGTGCCTTGCCAGCGTTGGTCGAAACCTTACCGCCCTTGGCGTCCAGTTCACTGATGACGTAGGGTTCCAGGAACGAACCCATACCGGTCAGGTCCTGCACGTAGACCTGGTCGATGATGGAGCTGACCATATTGCCAATACCGTCGCGGATGTTGCGGCCTGCGCCCGTCGGTTCCACCAGCGTGGTGGTCGCCAGCGTGACGGATTTGCTGGCGAGATACAGACCCTTGCGCACTTCCTGCGCGCTCAGGGCGATGCTGCCGCCCTTCATCAGGATATTGCCGCGCTCGGCGGCCTTGTCCTTTTCTTCGCCCGGATCGTCTTTGCGCTCCAGAAACTGGCGGTCCTGTTCGTCGATGAGGGCCTTGACCTCCGTGATCTCGTCGTTGATGTTGCCGATCTCGGCCATCTTGGACTTGTAGTCCTCGCGCTTGCCGTCTTTCAGCAGCGTTTCGGCCTCCGTCAGCATGCCGGCGCGCTTCGCCAGCAGGTCATTGTACTTTCTGCGCATGATGTATCCTCCTTAAAATCTCATTTTTTCAAGCGCGAGCGCGGCTTCGTCCTGCCAGCGCTCTTTATCGTCTGCGCCGCCCGGCGCATGGGGTTCTTTTCCCTCGGTACCGCCATAGCGCTTCGCTTTAACGACACCGGCTTCCGGCTGCGCAGGGACAGCCACAAGGCTGACCTCATACGCTTCACAAGCATCGACAAGGTCAAAATGGCAAATCTTGCCGTCGTATTCATGGCCGCCACGGTGTTGGCAGAGCGTCGTGCGCTGATCTGCGCCGCAGATGGAGCAAAGCACGTGCTGCACCGTGCAACCGACGCTGCATTCGCGTAAAATGCCGCCCTCAATGGCAGAGATCGTGTCTGCCATTGATTCTGTGCGCACGGTGTAGCAGCAGAGAATCAGGCGTTTGATGTCGCCCTCACTGCTCACATAAGCGTTGTAGATGCGCGCTGTCTGCGACTTGGCGCTCCAGTCGTGATCAAGCAGCACCGTCTTGCCGATGTACAGCTTTGCGAGCTGCTCCAGTGTGTTTTCGGTGAACCTCTCGTTGTCGCGGTCTACCTGGTTATCGCAGGCTGCCAGGCGGAAGGCGAACACTTCGTCTGCACTCAGCTCCCGAAGGGACTGCTTGTTGATGAGTGCAAGCTCTCTTTCGCTCAAAGCCTGCTTTTCAAGCCTTGCAGACTTGTAGATCATTTCCATGGGTTACTCCTCTCCGGCGACCATGCCGCCGTGTCTTTGCTTGCTCAGTTCCGGCCACAGATCAAGCGGCACGTAGCTGAGACTTGCCCGGCGTCGACTGCCGCCGGGGACATTCGGAAGATCTTCCAGCGCGGCAATATCGTCCGGCGAGAAAACGCTCAGTTCGCTCATCGCACGGTACCATGTGGCGCGGCTGGATGTGTCGCCCTTGAGCTCCGCCATCATGTTGATGCGGATCTCAAGTCCCTTTTTCAGCTCACTGTCGGTCAGCAGTTTATAGGTCTGTTCTTCTTCGTACTGCGTCACAATCGGGTGGAGCGTACCAACGACATATTCGATAGCGTTTTGCTCATTGGAACCGTAGGCCTGCTTGCCCTCGTTCAGCTTGTACAGCGGGACACCGAAGTAGCGGGCAATGTCCTTGACGGAGATCTCCTTGTTTTCCACAAACTGCGCGTCGCGGTTCGAGCTGGCGATGCTCGTGTATTTGAGGCCAAGATCAAGGATCGCCGTGCGATGCGCATTGCTTGGCCCCAAATGAACCTTCTCCCATTCGCTGCGCAGCTGATCTTTCAGCGTGACAGGAGAACCGTCAGGACGTGTCAGCACACTGCCGTGCTCATTCTTGGCGTAACCGCGGAGATCGGCGTCAGTCTCCAGCACGCCGCCGGGCTGCCCGCCATTTTGATAATACGAAGCGTCGTACTGCTGCGCTGCGCGCGCCGCGGCAATGACGTCTTCCGCGCGCGACAGCGTTCCGATGCCTTTCAGTCCGTTCCGCGTGGCGTTCTTATAGTGGCAGACATCTTCATTCGGCAGTCGCATCAGTTCGCCAGTGAGAGGATGCGTGATGTCGTACCAGATGCGCCCGATCTCGTCGTGCCACTGCTGTACGAGCTGCCAGGGCACGGGAATAAGCTCCTTTGGCAGACCGGTCGACGGATCACGGATGATCCAGTCATACCCATTGCCTCCTTCCAGACGGCTGGTCTCCAGTACCTTTTTGCGCACAAACGGCGTCATTGCCTCGTTCGGGCGGACATTGAGCAGATACAGAATATCGTGCGATAAACGCTCACGGCTGCGGTTATCAATCACAAAGCTCGGGAGCTTCGCCATGCTGTCGCTCAGGATCTCAATACAGCGATCCACGGCGCTCAGCTTTCTTGCCACGCTCTGCACATCTTCGCCAGCGGCCAGGCCGCCGGTAGAGGCAAGTGTACCGACTGTGACAGCTTTTCTGGTGGTAGGCGACCGTGCGGTAGCTGCGCGGAGCCCTTTAATAACGCTCATTCAGATTCGTCATTCCCTTCCTCATCGGTATCGTCATAACCGTCGAGCACAGCGCCCGCAACAAGCAGGAGACCTGCTGTGATCACTCCGGCCGGAACGTAGATCATACCGGCACCCAGTGCAATCAGCGCACATCCGAGCACCAGAGCGGCGCATTGCGCCGCAGCAGCATATTTTCTCATTCTCTCATCCTTACAAACTGAATCCCGGCTGGCTGACAGCCTCGGCGAGGTCGTGCTTTTGATTTTTTGCAATCATCCACACCGCCATCACGATGATGCTGGCGACCGTCGGGTCGATGCGCCCAATCGAGCGGTTTTTCAGCGGTTTGATATTGCCGTTTCCGTCCTCGTGGCACCGGACATTGCCAAACGTCCAGCGGAAACACGTATTGTGCACATGCAGCAGCGTATGCCGCTGCATCATGTCGTCCATTTCCTTCATCGCGGGACTCATATTCTTCAAATCCTGCGGGATCTCAATGGTGTTGACGATAGGGGAGAGCCTCTGCGTGATGGTTCGGCTCAGATACGGGTCAAATCCGATCATGCGCAAGTCGAATCGCTCGCGCGCCTCGCGGATACGGGCCTCAATATCGTCATAATCGTTCACCGTGCCGGGACACAGTGTCAAAAATCCGGCTCGCGCCCAGTCCCGGTAGGGGACATGGTCCCGTTTTTCGGCTTCGTCGACCGTTGCTTCCGGCCTCCAGATGCCATAGGGCCAGATCACGGCAGTGTCAAGCCCGGGCTGGGGAGGGAAGAGCAGCACAAATGCTGTCAGGTCGCGGCTCGTTGACAAGTCGACGCCTCCGTAGCAGATCATGCCGTCCAGCTGATGCAGGAATTCCTCTCGCGCGGCCTTCTTGCTCGGCCCCCACTGTGTTTTGTCATACAGGTTGAGCGAGATCCAGCCGACCGCTTTCGTCGTGATCCACTGATTCAGGCGCAGCCAGCGGAAAAGCCGCTCAGCAGCCTCGCTTTTTTGGGCCGCCATGGCCTCCATGCGGACGTTGCGCATGCTCAGATGCTTGCCCAGCGAGGGATTGCACAATTTCCACAGGCTTTCGTCCCAAATGTCGATTTTTTCGAGGTCATCCGGATCATCACCGAAAAATGCCGTCAGACCGTACAGGATCGGCAGCCAGTTTTCCTCATCGCGCTCAAGAAGCTCCTGCTCCGCGTCGGCAAGGTCCTCATCCGCGGCATGCCTTAACGAGAGGACCTTGCGCGCGTCACCACCTTCCTCCTGGATGCGGCGCAGCTGCCGGGCGTCGCGGATCGCGACAGCCTTATCATGGATCTCCCAGCCAATGCTGCCGCGATCCGGGTCATCACCAGCTGTTGTCAGCACGATCCATACCGGTTGACGGCGGGAAGCGCCGGCTGCGCCGGTCATGATATCCCATAGCTCGCGGGACGGCTGGGCGTGCAGCTCATCAAAAATCACGCAGCTCGGCTTGTAGCCGTGCTTGCTGTATGCCTCGGCGGAAAGCACCTGCATCACGCCGATGGTGACCCACTTATATCCGCCGTTACCGGTCTTGATCCGGCGGCGGTACTCGATGCGCTTGCGGCTCTCGGTGATCTTCAGCTCGCCGCGTGCGACCATTTTTGCTGTCCACGGCGCGCTCGTCGCCATGAAGACCGCCGCATTGTAGACGATCGAGGCGTTTTCCTTGTCCGCCGCGCAGATATAGACCTCGGCATTCAGTTCGCCGTCGGCAAACAGGTGATAGGGCCCCAGCGCGGCCGCAAGCTCGCTTTTGCCATTTTTCTTGGGGATCTCAAGATAGAGATACCAGTATTTTCGCAGCCAGTCCGCATTAATCGGGGCAGGGAGGTCCTTGGTGTCTGAATCGGATACGAGCGTTCCGTAAAATTCCATCAAAGCACTGCGCTGCCAGTCATACAGGTTGAAAAGTTTGCCGGTATCGGTCGTCGGCAGCCGGCTGATAAAGTCACAGACAAACTGCCCGGCGGTCTGGTCGTATCGCTCAGCCACCGCTTGCGCTCCTGCTTAGGGCACTGTCTTGACGGCGACGGAGCATTTCGGTGAACTCATCCGTCCCGCCCTGGTCGCTGGCAGCTGCGCCCGCCGCGTTGACAACTGCGGTCGGAACAACGATCCGGCAGCGAGAGGTGACGGAGAGCCCCATCGCCTCGGCACACTGGCGCGCCTGCTTGAAATAAGCGCCCTGGATGCTCGTCCATTCCTTGGCGAGCTTTTCGTCGTTCTTGCTGATGGCCGCTGCCGCTTTCTTGTCGGCTTTGGTCCAGCGCTCGCGGCAAAGAAAATACTGCCCGAGAACATCGCGGTCGAGCTCGGCATACAGGCCGGCGCCGTTGAGCATCTCTCCGATCTCGCAGTATTCCGGCCGAAGTCGTTTTGGCAGCCACTTGGGCGGAGTGACTTCGTCTGCCGGCGGCATGTAGATCTCGCGATCACGCCGTTCGTCAGCTTCGGCCTGCGTCAGGTGTTTCCGGCCATTAGCCTCCACCAGCGCTGTCGGCTGTCTCTTTCCGCTCATGTTCTCACTTCCTTCTCGTTGTTCCCCGTGGGGAAAATTTCTCGTTCGCAGGAGGCCTCGCGGTTATGGCACGCTTCGTCGAAACTTCAAAACCCCGGCCACCCCTTCGCAAGGAATCCCCGCGCGACGCTCCTGCGACGCGCCCGAGCGCCCAAGCCTACCGCCTCAAGCCTGCGCGGCGAGGCTTCGAGCGCCTGCGGTTTTCGTACATTTCCCGCGCTGTCTTGCGGCTGTGGCAGCTGTGACACAGGCTCTCGAGATTGCCGCGGTCACAGAACACAGCCCAGTCGCCCTTGTGGTCGACGATGTGGTCGACGTCGGTAGCACGGACGCGCCTGCCGGCTCTGGCACACTCGCGGCAGAATGGCTCACGCATTAACTGCGTCGGGCGGAGATCCTTGCGCCACTCATCGGTGAAGTACATCCAGCGCCAGGACTCGGCCTCAGCGCTGCGCTGTCCTGACCGCTTCGGCGGTTGATGCTTTGCGCAGTATCCGTCGCTCACGAGCTCGTAGCATCCCGGATATCGGCACGGTCGCAGTGGCTTCTCGCTCACGGGCTATCACCTCCGGAAAAACAAAAAAGCCTGCGCCGACACAAACTGCTCTCGCAGATCATGTGGCGCAGGCTCTCAGGCACAGGCACTCGTCGATATTCACGATAGACTCTTTTCCGCAGACCTTGCAGTACACGGTCAGCGACCGCGCTCGGGTCTCGGGATTGAGCCGAAGGACTTTTCCTCGACCGCATCGCGGGCAAAGGAGCCATCCGTTCTTTGTGTCCAGTTTAGCAGTTTTCGCTTCGGTTTGCAATGCCTTTTCCCCACTTTCTCTGGTTTGTCCGTAAATATTCATAAGGTTTCAAGAATAAGAAATCAATATCTAAAATAAAAGCACTATTTTTAGTAGCTCAAATACTTGCTGTATGAGTACACGCCCCAGTCGCTTTTTGCCTCGTTGTACTCGAGCGGCAAGATGACCGCATCCCGCGGGACGTAGATACGGCCGGTCTTGCTGGTCTTGACCTCTGGCAGCGGCACTTTGGGCTTGAGCGTCCGCGACGGCCCCCATGGGTGCTGCCCGACCTCCGGCCGCTCTTTGGTAAAATATCGGGCGAGCCTGCGGTAGGCGTCCTCTTGCAGGATCTTCTTTTTTGTGTATGGTACATCGTAGGCCTCGCCCCAGTCCCACAGTCGCCGCACGAGCACCGCAGGATACTCGCTGTTGCGCAGAAAAACGTGAATGTGCAGGCTGTCATGCAGCCCCTCGATGCGATAGACGTAGTCGACCGGCTTGCCGCTGCCCCAGCGCTTGAGGCGCTTGAGGTAGGTGTTCCAGATCTGTTGTACCTCTTTTCGATTCGCCGGTAGATTCTCCGGCGCGAACGTCAGCGAGTGGAAAACGCCGTCGTATTCAAAGAGCGCAAGCCGCAGCTCCAGCTTGTCGACGGTCGTGCGGCTCATTGCCGGCCCGCAGCGGGAACGGATGCACTCGCCGTTCTTCCGCAAAAAGCACGCACGATCCGTCGAAAACACCTTGACCAAAGGGCCCGCCCGCTGCTTTACGATGCAATATTCATCCATACAGATGACTTCCCAACATTCCGGAAACAGCGCCGGTCATATCGCCCTCAATAACGGTATTTTTCAGCTGCTTGTAGTAAATCCGCAAAAGTTCAACGCATAATCTGTTCATAATTCGTATATGCGAAGTTCTTCCGTCGCACGCGTCTGCCTCCCGCACTGCAGCATTTCTATCAAAGCCAACGCTCATCAGCAACTTAATCATACGTTTCCTTTTCATTCGGCCCACCGCAGCTTTCTCTCGACCCACTTCCACAAGTTTTCAAACGGATGCTCCACGGCATACTTAAATGCCGATGCGTACTGCACACCCACATTTTTCGCAACTGTCAAATCATGCGTCAGCCGCGACGCCTCCGCGTTCGCCCGCCCAAGCGCCGCCTCAGTATCGGCGAGCTTTGTGCGCAGGTCCTTGCTTTCCGCAATCGCCGCGTTTCTTTGATCGGTCATCGTCTCAACATTTACGCGCTCACGGCGCAGCTCATCAGCGTCTTCCTTTATCCTTTGGCGCTGTACCTCTGTAACGTTGAAGGCGTTGTTAAACCGACCATGCCAGTATTCTGCATTACCCGTTGCGTCTCGCGCTTGATCGCGCAACTCATTTTTCTCGGCAACACACTTGGCAAGCGCGTCGTTCTGTTCTTCAATTCGTTTACTTAGCGCGGCGATCTCCTCGTCGGCCCCTGCGTTGGCCTGCCACGCCGTTTCCAACATGTTGAGCATTTGTTCCTTCGTGGTCTTCTTCAGGTTGATTTTTTGCATGTCAATCTCCTTCCATTGTCATTTGTTGATACTCTTCCACGCGCTCGACCTTGACCACGCGCACGCCGCCGTACTTTTCAAAGTCCATCGCTACTTTTTCCTTGATCCCCTGCGGATCCGCATCATCCGGCGCATCAAGCGCCAGCGTCACCAGGAATCTCATTCTTCATCGCCTCCAATGCTTTCTCCGCCTCCTCGCGGGTGAGGAATACGGTCTTGCCGATGTCAGCACCATCATTACGCAGACGATACGCGCAGAACCCGTCCGGCTTACGATTGCACGTTGACATACACAGATTATCCTCATCCGTGCAAACAGCTCTAATGTCCGGGGCTTCAAGCTCCATTTCTCGCGGCACATTGTCACGGCCAGTCACCCACACCGTATCTCCCGGCTTGCACGGCGACACCACCAGCCGACCGTCCTTGTCGGCCTCGGCCAGTTCGCGCAAGCGATTGAGCAATGCAAGCTGCTCCGTCAGCGTTTTCGATTCTTCCAGCGCGTAATCAAACAGGTTTCCCAACGCGGTTACTTCTTCCGGAGTCCGCCCCGTGTCCTCGTAGGCGGCGAGGCGGTCCATCATCTCTCGGACACCTGCGGGTTCAACCTCGCAAGGAATCTGCCCGGTCGAGTAAGGATTTTTCGCGCCAATGTAGACCACAACGCCGTTAGTCCTTCTTGTCAGTCGCTCCATTACTCAACCTCCGGACCATCCGGCAGCGGCCTCCAGTGTGTGATTTTTCCGTCCTCAAGATCCTCCTCGATCCAATCATCGCACATGACCGTCCCCATTAAGATATGTCCATCCCGGTAACCAACCAAGATATCCATGCACTGATCCGGCAGCCGTTCCGTCACCGGCACCCACTTCTCCCGCTCCTGCAGCACCGCGATCTCCTCGGCATACCGCGCGCAGCGGTCAACTAACTTCTCGATCAGATCCGCAGCCTCATCCTTTAGGGCCATTATGCACCCCTCTTTGCTCAGCAAAGGGCATCCAGCACAATGCTTTACGTCGCATCTTCTCAGCGTCTTCACGATCTCTTCGTTTTTCATTTTTCCCTCCTCGGCCCATAGCCTAATTGCTTGATCTCCGGATAGCGCTCTGCAAATGAGTAAAACTGGTTATCCCCGATATATCTGAGCGTCGCCCGGTCAAGTCTCTCCTGGTAGACGTCCGACTCGTCGGTGCTCTGCATCGCTGGGAAATAGACGTCATATGTCTCGCCCCACTTTTCCGCGAGGCGGCTGAGGCGGTCATAGCCCCAGCCAAAGTCCTCGTGCATCGTGATCAGCAGCGTGTCCAGCATGTACTGCTTCATCGTCCGCTGCATCATGTCCAGCAGCACTTGCGTTCTCCCGTCTCTCTGCTGCAAATATCCGGATCGCTTCATTTGACCTCCTGGCCAATGGCAATGCCATCATAGTCTTGCTTTTTCCATATCGCTGAGTCCGAAAGCATCCCCGCTGATAACGCCAACCGAAAAACCTCTGCTACATCCGGCCTGCTTTTTGCGAGCATGCTATAAATGCCATTTGCCAGCATTGCCGCATCTGCAAGATTCTCTTTGAGCGAGCCTCTAACATTCATTTCTAGTATCTGCCCGTCTTCGATTTTGTAGTGGATCATTTGTTTTCTCCTCTCTGTCTCTCGCTGATCAGCAGCCAGCTGTCGCACTTGCACTCGACAATATCCTGCACCGAGATCCCTGCATCGGTCGAAATAAACGGGTACTGGTCGCTCACGCTCCCGCAGCACCGCGCCGTCAAGTAAGCGCTGCCGCCCAGCCCTGTCGGATAGCTCAGCACGACCAACGCGCCTTCCTCCGGCCAATGCTCTGCGTCCAGCGGCAACCATTCCGGCGAGCTCACCGTCTCGGGCTGTGCGGGATCGTCCGGGTACAGCGTCCAGAGAACGACCTCATCCCAATCGGCCCATCCGCTTTTCAGCCTGCCGTTGACGTATACGTCCTCGTCTGCTACTCCGTTTTCGTCGATAAAAACGATGTGCGCGCCCTCCGGCGGTTTAACGCCCGACTCATGCCACACGAGCGAAAGCGGCGTTTTACCTTCGCCACACCTTTGCTCAACGGTTGCCTTTGCCGTTTTGCTGCTTGGCGATGGGCCGTCCTGCAGCCGCATGGCGGCGAGCATATCCCACACGGTTGCCCACGGACGCAGAATGCGCTTTCCATCCTTGCCGTATAGCTCCAACCCCTTAGAGGTCCCATCAAATCCACCCTCGCTCGACCCGCCGCCGGCCCACCGGAATCTGGTTTTCAAAGCCAGAATACCGGATTGCCGATCGGCACAGTCCCGCAAGGTCTGTTCGAGGCTATCGCGCATGTATGTCAACAGCTCAATGTACTTTTCGTCCTCCGACGCCTGCACGCCCGCCTCACGGCTCTTGACGAACTCCTGCACGTCCTTGATCGTGTAGCTCCGGCGATTGTCGATCACCCAGTCCAGCAGCCGATACTGCGTATTGTCATCCATGCGGGCGATTTCCAGCGCGGCCGCCTCCGGGATGTCGCCCGCCTCCCACTTGCGCACGATCCCCGGGACCTTGAGCCCGCGCTTGATCGCGCTCAGGTTGGCGAGTTTGGTCTTGTTGACCTGCATCGCCTCGGCTACGCGGTCTCGAATGCGTCCCGGCAGTTCTTCTCCTGCCTCGCGGCGCTTGATGTAGATTTTCGTCAAGCGCTCTGCCTCTTCTGCCAGCAATGCAGGAGACTTCACGCGCTGTCGGTTCGCCTCGATCACCGCGCACTCTTCCTGCTCAGTCGTCATGCTCGGTAAAACCCGACACAGGACGCGCTGGAACCGCTCGGCAACAGCGGTGTCCTTATGGGCTGACAGCAGCCGCACTGCGTTCATCCGGCTATGACCGGAGATCAGCCGGTACTTTCCTTCCCCCGCGGGCACTACGGTTGGAGGCTCCAGCAGGCCGTTTGCCTGAATAGATTCCATCAGCTCGGCGAGCTTTCCGTTGTCCGGTCTCGGATAAAAGTTCAGCGGGTTGTCAAGGATGTCGTCAACCGCGATCTCCCGCGTCGTGTCCGATTCGGGTACGCCCTCAACCGGCGCGAGAAACTCGCTCATGTCAAACTTTCCCTTAGCCATTGACCGCGCCTCCCTTGCTCAGATACTCCCGCGTAAAATCGTGATACGCCTTTGTCGCGGCATCCTTTGGCGCATATCCTCTCAGCGTCTTGCTCGCGTTGAGGTTGGACATGCTTGCCGGCACGGAAGCCCGCAGCGGGATTGCTGCCTCAAATGCCGGAATGCCGCTCACGCGCAAGGCCTGCTCTGCGGCCTCCTGGATGCGCGTACCGCGCCGCTTGGTGATCAGCGCGCCCGCGATACGCAGCCGTGGATTGACCGTGCGCATGTTGGCGACCTGACTGCGGATCTCGCCCGCGCCGTGGAGCGAAAAGCCCTCCAGCTCGACGGGAATGATGATCTCATCTGCAGCGCCCAGTGCCGCCACCGTGGCCGCATTGTAGGCGGTCGGGCAGTCGATGAGGATATAGTCTGCGCCCTCATCCTCTGCCACGGCAAGGCAAAAATCACGGATGCCGTTTTTTGCCAGCCGCTCGCCGGTCAGGGCGGCAATGTCCGCCTTCGGCAGCTCCGCGCTGGCCGGCACGATCTTCACGCCCTCGACGGGCGTGTCCTGCACCAGCTCATCCCAGCAGCAGCCGGTCTCGCCAGTCAGCACCTCGTAGGTCGTGCCGCCGTGGAGCGTGTCCGCGCGAAAAATGTCGCTCAGGTTGCACTGCCCATCTGCGTCCATCACGATGACGCTTTTGCCCGCGGCCGCGAGCTCGGCAGCGAAGTTGATCGTCGTGACCGTCTTGCCGACGCCGCCCTTGTAGTTCATAATCGCAATCGTTTTCATTTTGTCCTCCTGTTATTTCGATTTGCGCAGCCGCTTTGCCGTCTCGTACTGGTAGCTGCCCATATCCTCAAATTTCTTTTTCTCGTCTTTGATCTTCGCGTTTGTCGCATCAAGGTTCGCTTTCCACGCGAGATAGTCAGGGCATTTGTCCTGACACGCCGGATGACGGCGCTCGCACATGTAGCACTTGCTGTTGACTTTCTTTCTCATGCGCCGCCCTCAAAATTTGAAGCACTCGCGCATCGTGTACCCGAAGACCTGCGCCTCCACCAGAAAGAAATGGTGCAGCTCGTTGATCCACACGATCCTGCCGCGCACCTTCTTCCGCTCTCTCGTGCTCTTGGGGTTCTCTTTGCCGTCCAGATTGCAGTACGCGCAGGGCGTCCAGGCGATTGGCTGTCCAATATACGGCATGATGTTTCTCCTTTCTCTACCGGCGCTTTGCGCCGCTCATGCGCTCATTGCGAGCATTCCGCTCGACGAGTTTCTTGTCTTCCTCGACCTCGCGTGCCGATGTCATCGTCATCGGCGTAAAGGTCTGCTTGTCGCCATCGAACCACAGCAGCGTCCGCAGCAGCAGGCCCTCTTTGTTCTTCACGATCCGCAGAAATCGGGACGTTGTTGGGTTATAGTCCCCGCCCTCGACGGGGCGGTAGATCATGAAGATCATGTCCGCGTCCTGCTCCAGCTGGCCGGACTCCTTGAGGTCGCTCATACGCGGCTCATTCTGCTGCGGCTTGCCCTTTTTGGGCGTCACGGCGCGATCCTCGCGCGTCAGCTGCGCCAGCTCGATCACGAGCTTTTTGCGGCTCTGGGCGAAGGCGTGCAGCTCGCGGGAGATCTCCGCTACCTGCTCGCTGCGCATGATGCGCGTCGAGCTTGGCCGGATCAGCTGCACGTAGTCGATGACGACCACGTCGAAGTCGTAGGCCTCGGCAGCGCTCGTGATGTCGCTCACGCTCCATCCCGCGGCCTCGATCAGCGTAAACTTGAGCGCGGAGGCTGCGGCGCTCTTGGCCGCGAATCGCTCCCAGTCCTTGTCCGTCAGCTCGCGCCGCTTGATGGCCGTAAAGCTGATATCGTTGAGCGCGGCGACCACACGGTCCGTCACCTTGCGCCGGTCGGTCTCGAGTGAAAAGAAGCCCACACGCCACTCCCGCGCCATCCGCAGCGCCATCTGGAGGGCCAGCGCCGTCTTGCCGTCGCTCGGGTACCCGCCGATGATGACCACATCGCCCGGCTGCGTGTATGTACCGGCGTCCACCTCGGCGAGACCATAGCGGACGTACCGCACCGGATCTTTGGCTGTCTGCCGCGCCGCGAAGTCCTGGATCATGTCCTCCATCGTGTAGGCCGTGATCTGACGCCCGCCGCTCTGCTCCTGCTGGAGCTTCGCCGCCAGCTCGCGGCACTCCTGCGCCGTGCCGGCTGCGGCCACCTGCATCGCAATCTCCTGCATGCGCCGCATGCTGGCCTGCTCGGCCATGATGGCGGCATACTCGCGCCAGTTGGCGCTGGTCGTCGTGAGTTGATAGAGCTGCGCGAGATAATCACTCGATTCTTGGCCTACCTTATCGCGGATCGTCACCGCCGTTACCGGCTTAGCCCGCAGGTACAGATCCCGCGCCGCGCGAAAGATCTTCCGGTTGATCTCGATGCCGAAGTCCTGCTCGCGGACAGCGAAGAGCACATCCTTGACGATCTCGGGGGCATAGATCAATGCTCCGATGACCGCAGTCTCAGCTTCCAGCCCGGGCTGCACCTTCGTCGTGTTTGCCATGCTCACACCCCCCAGCCGAGCGGCAGCGACGCGCTGCCCTCTGTCCTGACGGTCGGAATCTCATCCGGCTTGAGCTCGTAGACGGTGAGCCAGTTGCTCGTCGTAGCCTTATCCAGCAGCGCGAGCTTCATCTCGCGTCGCCCACCGGACAGCTCGTCCAGCTTGCGGAGGATACCGTTCATGGCGCGCTCGGTCTTCACGGTCTTCTGCCGGTTCAGCTTCGTCCGGTTTTCCAGCAGCCCCATAATCGCCTCGCGCAGCTCCTCGTCGCCGCCGCAGTATTCTGCAACTCGCTTTTCGACCTCCGCGGGGGCTATAGGGGTTTGTTTCTTTTCTTCTTTGATTAGTTTATTATTTATTTGGGTCGGAAAACCCGATGACGGTTTTTCCCGTTGTCGGGTTTCACCGTTGTCGGTGTTTCCCGACAACGGTGGCGCTTCATCCTGCAAAACGTAGACGTTTCCGGCAAAATGGCCGTTTTCGTCGTGCGTCTGCTCGCGGGTGAGATAACCAACTTCTTCGAGCTTGCCGAGCAGCCTGCGGATCGTGTCTTTGCTCACGCCCACATAGGCCGCGAGGCCCTTGACCGAGTATTGCCACCCCTCCGGCAATCCGACCATAATGGCAAGCAGCCCGCGCGCATCCAGCGGCAGGCGCTTGTCCTCAATGGCGGATTTGTAAAGCACGGTGAAGCTCTGCTTGCGTCCGGATTTGATGATCCCTTCGCTCATGTCTGCACCCCCGTTTTGATGGGATTGAGCGTCACGCTCTCGCAGCAGGTGATCAGGCGCTCGCACAAGCCGACATAGTCCTCCACGCGCTGCTGTGCCTCGGCACTGGACGGTAGGGGAGAGGTCGTCCCATCATAGATATGTTTTTCTCGATTTTCTTTTGCCATAAGCATTCCCTCCACCGATGTATTCGACAAAGTCAAAGAGCTTTGTCACCGTCACACTCACGCCGACGACCACGAAGAAAAGAGTCATGCCGCTCATCGTGCATACACCCCCTTTGATAAAACGGGGCTTGCATTTCCACGCGAGTGTGATATACTATTTTTGCAATCGTTTTCAGGTTTTCCTGAGAGCACAGAACGCTTCGACGCGCCAACGTCGGGGCGTTCTTTTTTTGCGCCGTCAGCATAGATGACCTGATAGGCCGCAGCGATGGTCTCGCGCAGATCAGCGACGATGGCGTCAAACTCGGGGCGCTCGCGCTCGTCGATGATGCCGTCCTCGGCGATTTCGAGCAGCGTGTAGATCTGGTCGGATGCCCGCCGGAAGCGGTTGGCAAGGGTAATGCTGGCTGTCGGTAACGGCTGGATATGTACGTCGGGCAGCACGCCCAACCTGTCGGTCGCTTTTGCATGCTCCAGCTCGAGCCAGGGGAGGTTGTAGAGCTCGGCCATGCGGTGCACGGTGTCATCGGACGGCGTGCGGCGTCCGCTCTCATATTGTTTCATACTTTCTGCGGAAAGTCCAAGTAGCTCGGCTGCCTCTTCCTGCGAAAAATAGGTAGCCTTTCTTGCCCTTTGGTATAAATTCGGGTACTCGGGATACATGGATTTACAGCTCCTTTCGTGATATGCTTTTAGTAGCGGATGGCTTCGCGCAGCTCATCGATGGGGATGTTCAGCGCGCGGCCGATGCTGCGCAGCTCGCACAGAGTGAGATCCTCCGGCTTGTTTTTGCGGGCATAGATCCTGGAGCGGGAGATCTTAGCTTTCGCCCCGAGCTCTTCAGTCGTCAGGCCGGCTGCCGCGGCAGTGCCCCAGATCAGAGCAACGATCTTCTCATTGGCGATATTTCGACCCAAGTTTGTTCTCGGCATGATGCTATCCTCCTAACTCAGTGTTTCGGGCAGTCTGCTCGGAGTTTCGACGGCGAAGAGTGCACTGACATCAACGCCGAGCAGCATTGCGAGCTGCGGCAGCTTGTCGGTGGTAGGCAGGGTGAAGCCGAGCTCCCATCTGCTGACGGCGACAGGGGAAATGTTCATCGCCTTGGCAAGGTCGGTCTGGCTCATGCCCTTCTTTTGGCGGAGTTCTTTGATACGGAGTTTGACCAATTTTGTTCCTTCCTTTCTCTCTTGATTTTTGCGGTTTGTCATGGTATTTTTGAAATGGGTGTTTATACCATAAGCAAAATATATGGATGGAGCGCAGGAGAGTCGAACTCCTGACACACGACGTGTGAGCGCCAGCCGCTCCGTATGGGGCAATTTCATTGATTGAAGAGGGGAAAAATTGTGGCTGATCTATCGGTATGGATACCTGCCGCATCTGCGCTTTTCGGTACGATCATCGGCGGCTGTATTACGAATTACGCCGCAAGTAAGCGGATCGATTTTGAGGCGCGTCAACTGCGCTACAACGCTAAGCTGAAAGCATACGGCGATTTTCTTACGGAAAGTCAGCGTTTCTTATTGAGCGTTGGAAAAGAGCATACCAAGAATCCCGATGATTTATCGGACGCCGAAATGGATGCTGGCATTTCGTATGCGAGTACCTACTCGGCGGCAGTATTGCATGCGCCGGAAAAAATGCGAGTCTTGATAGCGCAGCTTTACCTTGCCAGTTGTAATGCAGCAAAAACAGGAGAGCCTGGTTCAGTGGGCGAATTCTATGAGAAGGTTAATCAGGCGATGCATGAGGACCTGCGTAGGACCTTGGAGAGGAAGACTATCAGCGTCCGTATCAATCGCCTAATAAGTCAGTTGCGGAAGCAAGGCTGATCTCTCAGTCGAAGAGAATTTTTAGGACTAAGACACCAATGGCGGTGCCGATGAGTGTGCCCAAACACCAGGAAGCGATAGTCATTGCCGCACCTCATTTCTAAACTGTGACTTAATAATTAATGCGATATTGCGCATTGTCAATGCAAATTTTTGTCGATAGCATATTTTATGCGCAATCGACAATTGCATATAAGGAGAGGAATCCAATGGACAGGGAACTTCTTGTGCAAAATATCGAACAATACTGTTCCAAGAAGGACGTCAAGCCGACAAATGCCTGCCGCGACAGCGGTGTTGGTACGAGCTTTTTGACCGACATCAAGAGAGGAAAGACCCCATCTGTTGCGAAGGTGCAGATGCTCGCGCAGTATCTCGGCTGCACCGTGTCTGATCTGCTCGGCGAGCGGGCGGGGTCTGAATCGGACACCGTGAGCACCGACGAGCTGCGGCACCTGCTGGCCTACCGCAAGGCCCCTGCGCCGATCCGTGAGATCGTGGACACGGCGCTTAAGCCTTATGAGGCATAGGTGGATGGAGCGTAAGAGAATCGGACTCTTATCACACGACGGACGGGTTGCCTCAGAAACAGCCCTCGTGCGCTGAGACGCCACAAAACCCACCGCATACGATGTGAGAGCTGATATTAAGTTGTGATGTCGTGTGCGCACCAGCCGCTCCGTATGGATGAGGTGAAGGGGGCGAGGACGAGTCGAACGTCCTTCAGGCGGGTATCAGAGTAACGGAGAGTTTATCCACGGTTCCGACTGAACCATCACCCGACGCGCACCGGCCGCCCCGTATTCAGCTTTCCTTGGATTCAACGACGTACAGTCTGCCGCTGCGCAGAAAATAGATGCCGCCGATGCGCAGATCCTGCATGGTGAGATAGGTCTCGCAGCGCTTAGCGCGCCAGCAAATCTCAGCAGCGTTGTCGAGCTTGATCCTGCGGATTCGGTAGATCATCGTCGCACCTCATTTCTTGTGTTCACGAGAGGATCGGATATGCTTGAATGGATAACAGTCGTTGCGCCGTATATCGTGGCGATCATCGGCTTGCTCGGCGGTATTTGGGTTGCCGTCTGGAACAATAAAAACCAGTTGACGGCCGCTTATTTCGACCGCATGACTGCCGCGTATGAGCAGCACTGGAAGGCGTTTGCAGAATTTGTTTACGAGCCGAATGATGTGCACCGAAACGCCTATGTGGTTGCCGTCTATAACGCCGTACTCTATGCCCCTGACGAAGTAGGGCGAGGCGTACAGGCGCTTTTCGAGAAGACAATCGAGTATACCTCTTCTGGGCGGAACGATTTACGTGGACTCGATGTGTATGCCGGTACGCTTGAGGAGTTGCTGCGGAAGGACGTTGCGGAGTTTCGGGATCGGAAACAGCGTCCGCGATGACCGATTGCCCACGCTCCAGCAGGTGCAGCGGCGGTATCGAATCAGATTCTTGCCCGCGCCCTGTGTGTTCTCGGTAGAGACGCCAGACCAGAGGCGCGATGACGATCACCCAGATCAGCAACGCGATAGGTCTCATATCGCGCTCCTTTCGTACAGTCGCTTTTTTAACTGTGGCTTTATAATAAATCCGTAATTACCAATCGTCAAGACAGAAATGCGTAAAAATAAACTTTTATACGTAATCACCAATTACATATAAAGGAGAGTGATCCTGTGGACAGGGAACTTCTTGTGCAAAATATCGAACAGTACTGTTCTAAGAAAGGCGTTAAGCCGACAAATGCCTGCCGCGATAGCGGCGTTGGTACGAGCTTTTTGACAGACATCAAAAGAGGTCAGACCCCGTCCGTTGCGAAGGTTCAGACGCTCGCACAGTACCTTGGCTGCACCGTGTCTGATCTGCTCGGTGAGACGCCGAGCGCGCTGCCGGATGTGCCGGAAGGCCCGACCGAGCAGTTTCTAAAGTTGTTCTCAAGCCTCGACGACAAGGCGCAGAACGAGATCATCGCCGAGATGCTCAAGAGAAAAAAATAAAAAAGGTGCCCTGATCGGGCACCGAAAATAGCGAGGGGGATATTCTATGGGAGTAGGGATCAGCCTAACGGCCGAAGAACTCTTGACGGGAGAGAAGCGAGCATACAAGGGAAAGAGTCTTGTTTTATTTCCGGAAGACTACACCGTCGTTGATATCGAAACTACTGGATTTGACCCAATGTTCGATGCTATTATCGAAGTCGCTGGCATCAAATATAAGGGGAAGAATGAAGTTGATAGGTTTCAATCGCTTGTGAAACCGGACTATAATGAAATCCCAGATTATATCACTGAGTTGACCGGCATCACAAATGAAATGGTAGCAGACGCTCCGAGCATCAAAGAGGTGTTACCGCGTTTTCTCAAGTTTATCGGAGAGGATATCGTTGTGGGGCATAATGCACACTTTGATGTCAACTTTATTTACGACTATGCGGGATATTTAGAGCTGAAGCCGTTTTCTAATGATTTTGTCGATACGTTGAGATTGAGCAAACGACTGTACCCAGAGTTGAAGAGTCACAAGCTCTCGGCACTGGCGGCGCATTTGGATGTGGAGGCGGACGGTGAGCACCGCGCTTTTGCAGATTGTGTTACAACTCAAAAGTGCCTGAGTGCGATGGATGCTTATGCTGCGCAAAATGGCGGTATTCCTGCATTGGCGGAAGACCTTTATCGAAAGCTCTCAAAGTTGGTTGTTGCAGAGACATCTGACTTTAATGTTGATAGTCCCGTATATGGTCGAACTTTCGCATTTACCGGAACGTTGGAGCGCATGACTCGCAAAGAGGCGATGCAGGCCGTTGTGAATGCCGGAGGGCACTGCACAGATGGTGTTGTTGCCGAGACGAACTTCTTGGTGCTTGGCAACAACGACTATTGTAAAGCAATCAAAGACGGAAAGAGTGCAAAGCAGAAAAAAGCTGAAAAGATGAAGCTCAAAGGTTCGGATATAGAGACTATTTCCGAAAGAGTGTTCTATGATATGCTTGGGATCTAAAGGGGCCCAGATCGGACACCGAAAATCGTGCGCACGCAAAACATGCGTTCTCCGTTTGACGTGCGTATACGGCCAGAGGTATAATTTATACAGAGGGCGGGAGTGCGGCAAAGCTCCCCCCGCGGGAAAGGAGAGCGCAAAATGGATAAGGTGATCTGCCTCGGTATGACCGGTCATCCCGAGCCACGACAATAAAAAAGCCGCCCCTGAAGGGGCGGCAGATGTTCAACAGACTTGACAATTCAAAAACAGGCGGTTATACTCAAAGTAGAAAAAGGCGCTGCGACAAGCGGTTAGCCTCAGGAATTAGTCAAAGATTTTGACCGCTTACCTTGGCCGGGGGCGGTCATTTTCTTTTGCACATCTGGAAAACCAGAGTTGCAACGCCTATCAATACCAGCGTGTAAGCAAAAAGCTCACCGTAAGTAACCATAGACATCACCTCCCTTCCGGGAAGTGCTAACCGCCTGCCGTTCGTGCAGCGCCAAAAACAGAATAGCAGAGTCTCGTCGAAAAAGCAAGAATATTGTTGCAGGGGCGATAAATGCAGAGCGGCCATCGCCCGGAAGGACGACGGCCGCTCTTTGAGTTCTGCGCGCGAACTCCTGAGAGGGCAATGCGACGAGGACTATTGATCGTTGCGCTTGGAATCGGCTGCAAGCCGAGCTGCGAGGTCAAGGATCTCTTGCTGGGCGTCTGCGGACAAGGACTCAAACAATGCAATGATATAAGCCGGATCGTACATGACTATCTCTCTCTCGGACGCCGCCCGTGTAGATTTGGCGCCAAGAGAGATTATACAGAATTTTGCAGTCAAAAGCTATGACAATATAGAGGTGAAGAGATGCTTTGCAAGGCCTGTAAACGAGAGATCTCAGAGAATTCGATTTACTGTAATTGGTGCGGCGAGAAGCAGATCCGTGAGCGGAAGAAAAAGGGCGAGATCAAGGTGCCCAATCCGCGGCAGCTCAAGTCTGGGAACTGGAACATAGAGCTTGCTGCGGAAGGGCAGAGCGTCACAGAGCCTACACGTGATCTGTGCATTGCCAGAGCTCGCGCAATTCGTGCTGGCTTCCTCGAGACAAAGATGAAAGAGAAGCGCCCGCCAATAACACTGGGAGAGGCAATCGACCAGTACGTTGATCGGCGGAAAAATGTCTGGTCTCCGACTACGATCAGAACATCCATGAACATCCGAAAAAATCGTCTTAAAGCTGTGATGGACAAGGGGCTCGATCAGGATTGGCAGGCCGTTATGGATGACGAATCGTCGCGCCTCGCGCCTAAGACGATACACAACGAGTGGACATTTATCGAGTCAGTCTTGAGGGAGCAAGGATGCACAATCCCCAATATCCGCTTGCCGCAGCTCAAGAAGACGGAACGCAAGTGGTTAGATCCGGATGAGATCAAACTGTTCTGCAAGGCGCTGATTGGCGAAAAAGTCGAAATGGAGGCATTACTTGCGTTGCTCGGGATGCGGCGCAGTGAAGTACTCGGCCTGAGATGGGAAGATATAGATCTCGAACATAACTGTATCTATGTCCGGCGGGTCAAAGTGCCGAATGAAAATAATGAGTATGTTGTGCGGTCAAAAACAAAAACGGTTGAATCGACGCGGGTAGTGCCTATTTTGATCCCCAGACTTGCTGAGCTGCTGCAAGATGGCGGCGATGGCTTTATCTCGTCACAGCCGCCGAACGGGCTGTGGAGTCGCATCAATGAGATATGCCAGAAAGCTGGGGTTCCGGAAGTCGGCGTCCATGGATTACGGCATAGTTTTGCATCGCTGGCGTATTACCTGGACTACAAGGAAGAGGAGTGCATGCGCATTGGCGGCTGGTCAGATCCCAAGATCTTGCACGAGATATACACGCACCTATCGGCAAAGAATCTCAATATGAAAAAGGACAAGATGTACGAGTTCTATAAGAACTTGGAGGAAGGGGAGGAGGCAGCTCCGGCAGAGGCATAAAGGCCAAAAATCTGAACAAAAATTTGAACGGACAAAATAGATGCTGATATACCAGTGGTTATATCAATTTTTGTGAATGTTCGAATCCTTCTCCCGCTGCCACTGAGAAGTCTGAAACCGTAAGGTTTCGGACTTCTTTTTTCTGTTTGACCCTTTATCTGACCCTTTAACCGTTTTGCAGTTTCTTCCCACAGATGGCGTGCTGCATATAGGCTTCCATTCGATTTTCACTGTCCTGTTTCAGCACCAGTGAAAAAAGGGCAAGGGAAAAGCTCCTCAACGCTTTTCCCATGCCCTTTTGCATCTGTCATGGTGTACAGCTTAGCACCAGTTATTTGAGTGGCTCCTCGCCGCGGTGCAGATCATTCCAATCGCTGACGAATTTGTCGAGGGTCCAGTCGATGTCATCATTTTCGGGATGCGTGATGAGGCCGTCGGCTGCGGCGGCGATGGCGGCGGCTTCGCCGCGGGGAAGGGACGAGAGGTATCTGATGCGGATGTCGCTGACGAGGTCCCAGTAGGCGGCGCGGGCAAAGGCGTCGATATTCGCGGCCTTAATGCCGAGGAGACCGACGAGAGGCTCTTGCTCGTGGGCGTCGTACCGGTCCTGAATCGTCTCGAAAGTATCGCCCGCGTCGCCGCCGTACTTGGTCAGAAGAGAAATGAGGTTCGTTTCGGGAAAAAGCTCCTGAAAGCGCGCGGAAACG